CTGGACGTGCGCTGGCGTGGCACCAGTGGTGAACGCACTGCAGCCATCTACTCACAGGCAGCAGTCGATTACTTCGGTGCTCACACCCTCCTGTCAGAGGTGACAGCACCAGCAGTCGATGCCTGGCGCCGCAAGCTGCTCGCCTCCGGCAACCGCGTCGCAACAGTCAACAAAAAGGTCTCAGCCCTCAGGGCCATGCTCGCTGATGCTCACCTGCGTGGTCACATCACCTCAGTCCCCAAACTGCCAGCCCAGCTCAAGCTGCAGAACACCAAGGACCGTGTGTTCTCCGACCAAGAGGTGACCCTCATCTGCTCGTGGTTTCAGCAGGCTGGTCATCCCGCCGCGGCCGATCTGCTCGTGTTCCTCCTCGAAACCGCTGCTCGCTGGGGTGAAGCAGAAGCCCTCAAAGGGGAAGACGTTGATCTGGTGAAGGGTCGGGTCACTTTCAGCAAGACCAAGGCCAACCGCGTCCGCTCAGTACCGCTCACACAACGCGCCCAGCAGGCCCTGCAAGGCCACCTTCCCGCACTTGGGACACACAAGGTCTGGCCCTACACCTACATGCAATACAGACGCCTGCTACAGGCAGCCAAGGAAGGCGTTGGCCTGGGTGGTGACGAGAGCCTGGGCATCCACACCACCAGGCACACCTGCGCCAGCAAGCTGGCCAGCTCAGGCATCCCACTCCACCTGGTCATGGCTTATGGCGGCTGGACATCGCTGGCCTCAGTCCAGCGCTACCTCCACACCAACACTGATGCCCTCGCTGCCTGTGTCAGTGCCCTTGAAGGGTGATACCAATGGCTGGCATGGACACACGCCCTGCCAGCCTCCTCTTCTACCTCGTTGGTTGCTGCGGGGAATGGATCGTCACCGCCAAGCGTCAGCCCAATGGTGAGTGGACCTTCTGGGCGAAGGACAAACAGGAAAGGGTGCTGCACACCAGGACCGAATGGGAAATTCGGGAATGCCTGGGGATGCAACACCCGGATGAGGGTTAGGGCGCGCCAGGGCTGTAAACGCCAGCGTTGTTGATCTTGGCAATAGGATTTCCGGCACCGTCAAGGAAAACAACGGGGTAGGTGGCATCACTCCCCTGAAGAGTCAGCCTTGTCCTTGACCTGTAACCACCATCAGCGCGAACCCAGGATGCCACGGCACCAGCTCCGTCTAAAAACTCAACTGGCGTCGCGGCATCACTCCCTTGAAGTTGTAGTTTTGCGCTATTGCTTTTGAGCCAGATGCTAGTGGAAGAAATGGTTGTTGCGTTAGCACTGAGCAAGGTCGTGCTTGAGTCTGCAATGCTGTAAGCCGTGGCAACACTGGTGCTATCAATAGAGTTGCCTAGCACCACGTTGCGCAAGCACCCGGCAGCAACTGCAATCCCACGGTCGTACCTATCCGTTGCGTCTTTGCCGTTGATTGCATTGCCAACAATCGTGTTCTCCTCTGAGCCATCGTTTACCCTGATTGCTTCCGACAAGGCTGGATGCGCTTCTGTGGCGGTAGCGGCAGCGGAGAAACTATTGCCAACAACCGTGCAGTTGTTTGACTTATACAGGCTTACGCCAAAGTTAAGATTGACGAAGTTGTTACCGACAACTGAGCAGGAGTTACAGGTGTCGAAGTGAACGCCATCGTCTAAGGCTGTGTCATTGCCGGGGCCAAGCACCTGAGCGCCGCCAGTGACGGTAACACCGCTTGAGTTTTTAACAAAAATGCAGGCATTGGCAGTGCTTCTGCCGATAAAATAGCCGCCACTTACTGTGATAGCACCCAGACCATTTGCTCCCTCAACATAAATACCATGGCGCTTGTAGGCGTCCACGATTGGGCGTCTAATGTGAATGTCCCAGTTGTAATCAGAAGTTGTGGTCAGGACGTACCAGCCATACGTCGTAGCCGTGGCTTCACAGCGATCAAAGAAGATGTCCCGAATGTCGGGACCGATAACGTAATAGCCAATGGAAGTGACTGCGGTAGGAGTACCTTCAGCGACAACGTCAATCTCCACTAGCTCAAGACTGGCTTGAGGAGAGATGCCCCCAGGAGTGTGCGGAGTGCAGTTGAGGAGAAAACCGCAGAACTTATTGTCAGCCGTAAAGCCCGTGGCAGCCGCTTGGCTTTTCAGGAGTTGAACGGTGCATTGCTCAATCGTGCATCCCACTGTGTCCCTAAGGAAGAAGCCGCAGGACCAGCCGCCTACTCTGACGTTGCAAACCCGGGCAGCCTGTACCGCAGCTGCAGTAGATGAATCACTGCCATTTAAGACAACCGCTGCATCGTTTTGGCTTGGAGCAATTGGAAACGTCGGGGTTACAGTGGTGGATTTCAGGAAAAGGTTTTGTACGGACGAGCGTTCGTTCAACCCCGCCGTACCCGAAGTAACGCCTATCCGAATTGCTGGCCCCGCGTTTGTCTTGGTGATAATCGGCATGGACTCATCGCCAATCAACGCTTTGTAGCCATCGTTAAGATTCAGCGTAGCCGAAATCTTGTAGGTACCTTTTGGCACAAAGGCAGCCTTGCCTGAGTCGATGGCTGCCTGAATCGCAACCGTGTCATCCGCATTGCCATCGCCAACCGCGCCAAAGTCCTTGACGCTCACCATGTCCTGCAGCTTGGCAGTTAGGCCGCGCGGCTTGGCGCCAGCGCCGGCCTGGGTGAACTGAAGATGGCTGTCAGAGATGTCAGGCAGCGTCTTCCAGTCCTTGACGCCATCACCGATCTTGAGTCGTCCGGTGTCAATCTCAGCGCCAGGCTCGCCCTGCCCCAGCACGGGATTGGCGGTGGTCCAGTTGGCGGCAGTGTCGCGGCGCAGTTGAATCTTGTTGGCCATGGTTCAGCTCGATTGGGTGGATGGATGAATCAGGCGTGGCCGCCGTCAACGGCAGCTGGCGCACCGCCGTAGGTGCTGTTGGCAAAGCCGCCGTCAAGGTTGAACGGCCCTCCACCCAGCTCATAGATCTTGTCGTCGCTGCCCTTGGTGTAGAGCTTGATGTCAGCGACGTTGTAGTTCACAGCCAGCTCGCCGTATTCCAGGTCGGCTGGCTTTGGGATCTTGCCTGTTACGGCTGAGCGCTTGAGCTGAACCTTGATGGTCATTGCTATACAGCAGTGGAACGAAGGGGGCTATACAGCCCCCCGTTGGTCGTCAGAACGTACCGAGATCGAGCACGTTGGCCAGCTTGTATGCAGCGGCCGCGCCATCAGCGATGGAGTTGTCGCGCACCAGCAGGCCCTTCTGGTTGACAGCTGTCATCGTTGCGATGGCGCTGTCGCTCACGTCATTGGCGGAGTGAACCGAGCTGCTTGAGCTGGCCACCACGCCAGAGGCCACCACGTGCCAAGCCGCACCGTCGTAGACGATGTGATCGTTGGCATTGAGTGCAACGTTCAGCGGGGCGGCATCACCCGTGACGGTGCCACCCTTCACCACGAGGAAGTAATCGCCCTCGGCCATGTTGCTGCCGGCGCTGACCTTGCCGCCAACGGTGAAGCCAGCACGGGCAGGGGTGCCACCGGTTGCAGCAGTAGTGACGGACTTGATCTGTCCACCACCCACTGATGCGTCGTAGGTGCCCAGGCTGGTGGAACCAGTCGCCAGGCCAGCCACCAGTTCGGCCAGGGCTTTCACCTGTGCTGCCGTGGCAACTGCCAAGCCATCAGGGGCAGTGGCACCTGCTTGAGCAGCAGGCTTCACATCAGTGTCACGGGCCAGGTAGACAACACCCTTGGTGCCACCAGTGCCCGAGGCACCAGTACCAGTACGAGCTGTTGCATCAGGCAGTGCACCACCAGTCAGCAGCCAGCTGCTGCCATCCCACACGTAGGAACCACCAGGGGAACCAGTGGTGCCACCGCTGACCACGATGGTGTCACCACTGCGCAGATCACCAGCTGCCTTGATCTGGTCAGCAGGCGGCGTGGTGGATGCCACCAGGTAGGCGGTGGTCCGCACCGTCATGGTGCCCGTACCACCGTTGGCAGCATCGAGCTGGGTGCCAGTGCCACTGAAGATCCGCACCGATGCAGGCGGGTTCTTCAGTTCGTAGATCTCGTAACCCAGGCCAGCAGCAGGGGCAGCGGGAACAACGACACCAGCCACACCGAAGATGGTGTTGGTACCAGCAGCCAGGCCAACACCAGCGGCAGAGATGCCGTTGGAACCATCGCCCATCAAGATCCAGCCATTGGCCAGGTTGAGGGCCAGCTGACCAGGCTGCAGAGAAACAGGCAGTGCAGTTGCGCTGGTTGTGCGCAGCTGCTGAACAACAACAGTCATCAGATCACTCCTTGATCAATGGTTTGAATTTGGTTGATTGAATCGGCAGCGACGCCGTTACCGGCAACAAGCCCACCGGGAGCCTGAGGACCAGGCGGCCCCGCAGGGCCAGCCATTGCCAAGTTCACCCATGCTTTTGCTGTCGGCTCCCAGTAGCTGAACTGCAGAGCACCGTCATCAATCCAGATCTTGCCCGGCTGTCTGATGTCTGTGATCGGTGGGTCGGGTGGCTTGGTGTCGGAGACGATGACATCAAACCGTTCGGACAACGCATCGGTGGTGGCGATGAACTTGTCCTTGCCATCAACGGGCCAGTCACCGGAGAGCTGGTCCTTCTTGGTGACGGTGTTGGCCACCTCCTGGGGCGTGCCCTTCTTCGGGTCACTGCCACGGGAGAGCGTGTTCCAGATGGCCACGCTTGCAGCAGGGCTACCACCACCAGGGATGGTGCCCTTGCCCCATTGCCACAGCATCAACTGGTCGTGATGCTCTTGGATCAGATACAGCCACTGCCGATCTGATTCATTGAGATCAGCCTGAATGATGTAGCTGCCGTCCCTCCACTGGACGATCTGGTCATCCTCTGGCGTGATGCGTCTGACCGTCAGCAGCTGGGCCGGGGTTGGCACCGCGCCAGGCACCGCTGCCTGTGGTGCAGTAGTGAGCTGCACCTGCGTGCCACTGGTCCAGGTGTAGTCGGTCCCGACCGTCAGCTCCTTGCTGTCCAGGTACAGATGGACATGCACCCGATCCAGGTACGGGAACGGGACTGAGAAGGTCTTAGCCGTCCCGTCCCCGGTGTACTGGCGGTAGGAGTAGGGGGTAGGGATCGCCATCAGCGGGAGGCTTGCACCTGTGCAGTCCTCACGTTATCGGCCACCCCTACTGCCGGCCCACACCAAGACCGTTGATGCTCTCGGCGAACTGCTGCAGGCCCTGCTGCTTCTGCCTGGCCACGGCTTGATACCGCTGGCGGAAGTCGAACTGCTCGTTGCTCAGCAGCTTCATCAGTGCCAGCGAGTCGTAGTAATTGATGATCCCGTCCACTGGGGCGTAGAGGTTCCGGCCCACCGGGCCAGCGTTGCGCTTGGCCAGGCTCTGGCCCTGTTGCACCGTCAGGCTGGGGCTCTGCCCACCGGCCGGGTCGTTCAGCATTGCGTTGTACTGAGGGTCACGCATCAGGTTGCGCAGTGCACCCTGCAGGTCCTGACCCTGCACGTACTTCCAGATCGGGAAGGCGGTGCCGGGGCTGACACCAGCAGAACGCAGCGCCTCAGGTGGGATGTCACCCTTCACGGTGCGCATCGACTCCCGGTAAAAATCCTCCTCCTCGTTGCTCATCTGAACCTTGGCGCCACCCATCTCCCAGGTGCCATCAGGCCTGGGCTTGTCACCGAAACCATGCTTCTCCAGCCACTGGAACAGCGGGTCCTGCGGTTTGATCACCGGCATGAATGGGATGGTCAGATCCACCGGCAGACCAAGCGGCCGCTGGATGCTGTTGCCCAGCCAGTCCTTCTCACGTGGCAGCAGGCCACCGAGGATGCCAGCGTTGCCCTTCACGAAGGCATCACCTGCACCCTGCAGCATGTTGATCACCGGCTGGATCAACCGGTAGTTCGGGTCGTTCTTCAGTGCTGCCACCTCGTTGGCCGACAGCATCCGCCGCTTGGCCATCGTCTCCTCAGCGTCAGAGAAGGACCGGCTGACCGTGCCACCGAATCCACTGAGGGGCAGCAGGCCACCCATCTGATCACCCAACACCCGACCAAAGTCGTAGCGCTGAGGATCCTGCATCCAGTTCATGATGCTGGTGATGTTCTTCAGCGCTGCCTTGTTCTTGATCAGGTTGGCGTAGGCCATCAGGATCGGAACCATGCTGGTCTCGCCCTGCTTCCAAGTGAGGATGCCGTCGTGGAAAGCACGCAGCACATCAGCGTGCAGACCCATCAGGTCGATCACATCAATCGAACTGCCCTGGAACTTGGTGGCCGCGGCCAACGTGCCAGCCAGGCTGAAGCTGTAGGGCTTCCAGTTGCGGCGCTCACGCTCCTTCTGCCTGGGATCGAACGAGCCGCCATCGGTGAAGAACCCGTTCTCCCACATCACGTGGGTCATGCCAGCCAGCGCCACAGCCACCGCGGTGCGGGCCCGGGCATCAGACATCTCCTCAACAGAGAACTTGGCGTTCTTGCTGGCCAGCTGCTGGCCCTCCATCAGTAGCTGCCTGGGCAGGGCGGTGATCACCTCACGGTTGAGCACCCAGCCGATGCCATTGATCGGCACCTTCCAGAACGGCAGGGCCCATGCCATCAGCGGGTTGCTGCGCATCTGCTGCACACCGTTGACGAAGGGTGCAGCCATGCCTGTCACCTCACCGGTGAAGGTGCTGTTTGCTGCACGCTCGAGACCCAGCCGGCCCAGCTCTGACTCGGTGTTGGGCACACCCTTGAGCTGGTTGTAGAGCATGGCCCGCAGCTCATCGTCCGGGATCTCATCACCAACGGGGATGCCGTACTCGGAGTTCCTGGCCTTGCGGTACTGCACCAGGTCGTCGTCGGTGAAGACGCCATCGAACATGGCGCCCTTGGCCAGCTCGTCGGCACGCCGTTCAATCCATGCCACGTCATGGCCAGCGGCCCGGCCCTCCTCAGCAGCACGGACAAAGGCCTCATGACTGGTCTTCCATGCGAACGCCTGCGTCTGCATGAAGTCATCGGTGGCATTGAGGATGCGGAACGGTGCCATGTACCCGGCATCTGATCCAGTCAGCCGTTCCACCCCACCGCCGAAGACTTTCCAGAAGCCACCGTTGACGAAGTTCAGCAGGGACACGGGCTTGTACACACCCTTCCAGCTGGTGATGTCCTCCCATGCGGAGTCGAAGGCAGCGTTAACGATGGCCTTGGAATTGCGCAGCTCATCCACCGACTCCACGTACTTCAGAGAGTCGCGGGCCACGGTGGTCTTGCCGGTGGCCAGTGCTTCCTGGAAGTTGCCCCAGCTCATGCTGAACGCATCGACGAAGGCACGGCCTGCAAAGCCAGCCGCCTTCAACTCATCACCCACGCCAGCCTTCAGTCCGTTCTTGGCTGCCATCCGCAGGCTGCCGGACACCACGTCCTCAGCCATGTAGATGCCTTGCACCAGCGAGCCAGACAGCGGGTTGCGGACTGCCCAGGTGGCGAAGGAAGACAGGAGGTTGGCCCGACGCAGGCTGTTGAGCAGGCTCAGGTCACGGAAGAAACCAGGCTGGTTCACGCCCAGCGCTTGGTCTGCACGCTTCGCCGCGGCCATCTGCCGCAGTGCCTTGGCATTGCCCTCGGTCACCACCTTGAGCATGTCGCCCACCATGGTGTTGCCGGTGATGTCATCCAGCGTCAGGTCCTGGATGTCCTTGGTCACATCCACCAGGGTGATCTCAGTGTCCTGCTTGAACTGCATGGACTTGAGGGCCTGGCCCACACGCCGCCGCACCTGGGCATCGAGCTGCTCGTAGAAGTGGGCCCACTTGGCAGCGTTGCCGGCCTGGTGCTTCAGGTCGTCGGTGAGATACCCACCGTCGAGGGCATCGGCCATCTCCTCCAGCACGTCGGTGTACTGACTGGCTGAATCCCACCGCGCCTTGGCTGCGGAATAGACAGCGCTGGGCAGGTTGTCGATGCCACGCACCCGCTTCTGCAGGGCCTCAGCCACAGCCCGGGGGTCGGCACCTTCCTTCTGGGCCAGGGCCATCAGCGCCTTGGCCGCTGCTTGGTTGGTGAAGGGTCGCTTGAGCTCAACACCCTTGTCAGTGCCGGCCCGCTTGAGGCCCATCACCTCGAGCAGCGCAGCCACGTTGCCCTGGCTGGGGTCGATCTGGCTGTAGTTGATCATCCGACCGGTGCGGCCGTTGGGCAGCTGCTTGCCATCGAAGCCAGCGCTCACCATCTGACGGACGGTTTCATCACCCATCCGCATGGCATCCATCTCAGCCTCCGTCACCCACTTACCTGGGTCCACCGTCACCTCATCACCGGTGTGGGTGCGCAGGACCTTGGCCTTCTTGGCGGGCTGGCCATCAGCCAGGTCAGCCTGTGCCTCGAGGCCACGGCGTGTGGACCGCAGCGCTTCCAGCTGATCCTGCAGATCCTTGATCTCCTGGCCCAGGTCATTGCAGCTAGCCATCAGCACTTCGCTCCTTGGGATTGGCGGGTCAGTTCTTCCAGTCGTTTCTCAATCGCCTGGATCTGCTTGTCAACCACAGCAGTTCCCTGCTTGGTATTGGCCTTCACAGCCTTGGCTTCTGCAGCCTGCTGCTTCTTGGCAGCTGCTGCTTCAGCCGGGCTGGGCTTGGCCGCTGGTGTGGCCTCAGTCACCTCGCCACCCGGCTTCCAGGTGTAGACCTTCGGCTCACGGGCTGGTGCTGGATGCGCCTTGTCCCAGGCAGCCAAGAGCGCCTGCCTGCCGCCATCGTCCCCGCCCTGCGATGCAACCAGATCCAGATCAGATCGTGCTGCTGGTGTCGGGTCTCGGAACCGTTCGCTGTACGGCTGCAGGCTGTAGAACCCTTCACCCAGGATGCCCAGCTTCTTCTTCTCCTCCCACGGCAGGGTGTCCCACCCATGCGCTGCCATCAGTGCCTGCTGCTGCGCACGCTGGGCCTGCTCATCCAGCAGGTTGTACTCAAACCGCAGACGCATCTCCTCAATCAAGGCGTCCGTGTTCTTCCCGCTTGCCTTGTAGGTGGGCAGTGCATCAGTGGAGAAGGCCATTGCCATCTGACCGGTGGGTTCCGTCAGCAGGTCATCCACCAGTGAGCCCTGCTCGAAGGTGGTGACCGGACGCTGAGGCAGCGGGCTGACTGGTGGCTGCACCTCACCGTTGTCGATGGCACGCTGCAGGATCTCAGCCTTCAACCGCTCACGGGTGCCGCTGTCCATGCCGCGGCCGCTGTAGTCCGTGGCTGGCACCATCTGCTCAACGCCATCAGCGTCCAGCACCTTGGTCATGCCAGGTGCAGACAGATCAGCCGGCCGGTCAAACAGCGGCGCCGCATCACCGAACTGGTTGGACTTCAGTTCCATCGCCAGCTGCTCAGCTTCAGGTGGCAGGAAGCGACCACGCTTCTCAGCGATCTCAACCAAGGCATCAACGATGTCGGACTTCTTGGCCTGCCACACCCGCCGGCCGGTGCGTGCTTTCACCAATGCCGCTACCTCAGGACTGGAGTCCGGCATGGCCAGCCGGCGCAGCTGATCACGGTTCCACCCACCCAACGCTGAGCGGTAGTCATCCGGTGTCTTGTACCCGTACTCACTGGCGGTGCGGGTGATCGCTTCAAACGGTGGCAGCTTCACCTCAGCGCTGAGATCAAGCTGGCCCTGTTGATCAATGCGGAGCTGCAGCTGATCACCGACCAGCGCCTCGGGCACCCGGCCGCGAGCGTTGATGGCCTCCACCTGCTGCTGCGCCAGGGCCATCTCCTTCTGCACCTTGCCGACCAGGCGCTTGGCACCAAGCGGTTTGATCTTCCCCTCCACCAGCCGCTGGTCGATGTCAGCCATCTGCTGCTGCAGTGCTGTCACCTTCTCCTGTGCGTTGGTCAGTTCCTGTGCGTTGCGCTCAGCGCTCAAGTCGGCGTACACCCTGCTGTGAATCTGCCGCAGGTCGGCATCACCCAGCTCATCGAGGTTGGCCAGGTAGGTGTCGAGCTCTGGCCGGCCGTCCGGCATGTCCAGCTCTGGCTGGGTGAACCGCTCACCCGGCATGAAGTCAGCACTGTTGCCGCTCTGGATCAGATCGCCAATCTCCTGGTCGATCTTGGCCAGGTCTTGCGTCACGTCCTGACTGGACTCCATGCCCTGCTTGATCAGCTGGCCGCGCTGCGTCTGCAGCTGCCGCACCTGCAACCTGATCTCAGGGTCAACAGCACCGCCGAGTGCAAGGTCAAGCTGACCGCCTTCACCCTGCTGCACCAGGCCCATCTGCTGCAGCCGCTGCCGCTGCTCACCCACCTGTCGGATCTGCGTCTGCTCTTGCAGTGAGCGGGTGATAGCTGAGTCGTAGGGCACCAGCGCACCACCCTGCTGCTGATAGCCAGGCAGTGCAGGTAGACCGGTCTGACCAGCTGGTGGCAGTGCCGGGCCCGCCATCTGCCGCGGAAGGTAGGGCTCGAGCTCAGCATCAGCCAGCTGCTGGATCCACCCCAGATCACCCTTGGCCATCCCCTCACGGATGGGCTTGACCATGGCACCCATGCCAAGCAACGCCAGCGGTGCAGCAATGCCCTCCACAGCAATGGACTTGGCCATCGACTGCAGGTAGTTCTCACCGGGTTCAACACGGCCCGGCAGCTTGAGGCCAGCAAGGTCGCCGAGGTTGGCCAGGTTGCCGTCCTCCTGGTCCAGGAACGGCACGGCAAGGGTGGTGCTGCCCACTGCCTCACCCACGTTCTTGAGCACGTTGGCGCCGGCCTTCAGCTTCGGGCTGGCGGTGATCGCCACCGCTGCACGCCGCACCGCTGCCTGCTGCAGGAACGCTTGAGCTGCCTGCTGCAACCGGCGGATCTGTGATGCTTTCTGCAGCAGGGTGGCGCCCGTTGCAGCACCAGCCAGCTCAGCGCCAACGCCTTCACCAATGGCAAGGCCTGCATCGTCAGAAGGTGTCACCTCCTGCCCAACACCAACACGCCATGGGTTGATCTGCCTGGCCTGCTTGTCGCTGATGGTCCAGGCATCGCCAACATTGACCTGCGACCAGTCGGGATTCGTCAGAGCCCTGCCGCCACGCCAAGGCTTGCCCTGCACCAGGTCGCCGATTGCATTGCCCAACTTGCTGATGCCATTCACCGGACCGGTGAAGATGCCGATCTTGGTGTCGGGACTGGCCAGTGCATTGGCGAACTGCACCACCGGCTTGAGCGGACCAGCCGCTGCTTCCGATCGCTTGGCATAGGTGGCCCTGGCCTGGCCCACTGTTGGCCGCTGGGTGCCGTCACCCATGGACTGCGGCGCCTTGTCATCCCACTGGGGATCGAGGTTCTCAGGCTTGGGTGCGAGGTTGAAAGCAGGCATGATCAGCGACCTCCCAGGTAACGGCGTGCTTCGCGTTGGACTTGATCGGGCTGGGCCTGACTGCCCCCAGGCAGCGATGGCCAGGTAGGCGTCAGGATCCGATCGGCGGTGTCGTAGTCACCACGCTTGATGGCAGCAGCGGCGGCCGGCCGGTGCTTCTGGATCCATGCCCATGTGGCCTTGGCTGAACGGTTGTAGTCACCGTCCCGGGGATCAATGCCACCCGATGCAGCGATGGCCTCAGAGCTGAAAGCAGGGAAGGCTTGGAAGTAGCCACGCCCTGGTGAACCCTCAGCGTTGGGGATGTTGCGGATCCGGGTCTCGAGGTAGGCCAGCCGCTTCAGGTAACCCGCTGCACTACCTACTGATCCACCACTGCTGCCGCGGCCACGCCCTGAGTAGAAGGCGTTGATGTCAGCCAACACCTTGGCGTGATCCTTGGTTGCAACTGGGATGTCAAAGGTGCGGCCGTCGTAATGGCCAGGGTCCTGGTGCTTGCCGACCCTGCCCCATGGCTTGAACTCAGTGATGGGCCAGCCCTTCCCTTTCAGGAACTTGGCCAGAGCCATTGCGGTCTGCGGGTCATTGGCACCGTGGTGAACGTGGTCATTGCCCACGCCATGGTTCTTGTCGTATCCCGGCCTGCCCTGGATGCCGTGCAGTGTCTGGGTCTGACGGTCAGCGGAGTAGCCGAACCCAGTCGTGGCCACATAGTTCCCACCACCGCCACCGCCACCGCCGTAGGCCCGGGAGAAGTTGGTCGGCATGGTGGCTGCCGCAGCCGGCGGCATCAGCATGTTCATCAGCCAGCTGCCCGGGGCCAGCGGGTTGTACCCAGTTGGCACCATCCCCATCCCCGTGCCGCGGCTCATGCTCTGCCAGTTGGCACCGCTCACCGTCTGCCCCTGGCGCTGGGTGCGGATCTGCTGCTCGAGGTACTTGCGGGCCTCACCGTTGGGATCCAGCTGGGGGTAGAAGCGCAGCTGCTCGAGCAGGTAGCGGTTGGTGCTGGTGCCAGCCGTGTTGGCCATGCGATACAGGTCAGCGCTCACCGGCTTGCCCTTGCTGATTGCAGCCAGCTCAGAGTGCAGCCAGTCACCGTTCATCACCGGCCGCACCGCGAAGCCCTTCACCGTGGTGTCAGGCAACGCAGCCGCAGCCGTACGAGATACACCACGGACAGCAGGACCAGGTGCTGTGCCCTGCGAAGGACCAGTGCCGACCTTGCCGACACCCACCTCACCAGGGTTTTTCCCGGTCAGAGAGGAGAAGGCCTGCTTGTACTCATCGCTCTTCCTGGTCTCAGCAATCGCCTCACTGATCAGCACGTTGCGAGCGCTGCTGGTCAACGGCACACCAGGACGCTCAGCCATCCAGGCGTCGATCTTGGCTTCAGCGTTCCGCAGGAACAGGTTGTTCAACCGCTGGGTGAAGGCCGTGATCTTGTCGTTACCCAGCCCGCTGGCTGCAGCCATGGCACCGGCACCCTGCAGCGCCTGAGCAAAGGCATCACCACCGCCAGCCTTGGACTTGGCAGCATCCACCAGCGGCTTCACCTGCGGCAGGCCCAGGTCCTGCAGCAGCGCCTTGTCGATGGCCGACTGCAGGCCAGGGGTGGTCTCGGCTGCCTGCTTCTGCTTGGCCTCAATCGCGTCCAGGTATTCCTTGTACCTGGCTCGCTGCAGCTCAGGGGTTGGCTCAGCCTTGGCTGCGGTCCTGGCCTGCCCACGCAGCGCAGCCACCGCCTCCGGCGTGTTCATCGCTGAACGCGGCAGGTCTTGGATGGTGGTGAGGAAGTCTTGGCTGGCCAGTGGGTCGGGGGCATAGGCCCTCCCCACCACAGACTCCTGTGAATCCATCCGGCCCTTCATGTAGCCGTCGATGTCCCGGTAACCAGCAGCTGCCGCCCTGTTCCGGAACTCGATCAACGCGCCCGCATAGCCCGGGTCAGTCGGCAGCATTGAGCCGGGCGAACCCTCGCCCCACCACAGGCCATCAAGCTGCTGCTCAATGCCCTTCTGCCCCAGCTCGTAGGTCTGCTGGCGGGCAGCGTTGCCCCGGTTGCGGGTCTCGAGGATCTCCAGCCCGTAGGTCTCACCCCACGTCGGACGGCTGGCATCACCAGGGTTGCCGCCTTGGATGAACCCCAGCGCATCAGCCAGCACCGGCAGCTGGCCGTAGGTGCCAAGCAGCTGGGTGCGGATCTCCTTGAGATCATCCACACGGTCCTGCCCGCCCACCATCGACAGCGAACGGTCCAGCTGTCCCGTCATCACCTGCCCCGCCAGCTGGGCAAACCGCGGGTCGCCCATCTTCACCACCTCACCGGTGGCCAGGGGGATGCCGTTCTCACCCATCTGCTGCAGCGATTGACCCAGCGCCGCGGTGGCCTGCGCCCTGCTGTTGATCCGCAGCGTCTGGTTGTAGAGCTTCTGCTGGGTGTCGGTGTACTTGTCCCAAGCTTGGTTGACCTTGGGCGCCACATAGAACGCAGCCTCAGGCTCGCTGCCCGTCAGGCCATAACGGTCCAGCACGATCTGAGTGAGCGCTGTCTTCCGCTGCGACAGCGCACCACTGCCGGGCTGCATGGTGGCCAGCTCGCCCTGGTTCATCTGCAGGTCAGCAGCCAGCACGTTGTCCACGTCACCGCCAGCCAGCTGGGCCAGCGCACGCCTGCGGCCGATTGCCTTCCACGGGTTGGCCTCACGCAGCAGTGCTGCACCAGGCGGGTCAATCTTCTCCAGCTGGGTGATCTGCCCTGCTGCATTGGCAGCGCCGGCCTCCTGCTGCATCTGCAGGCTGAGCGTGGCCCGGGCCTGCTGGTTCCTGATCTCGTCGTAGTAACCGTCATTGATGGCGTTGGTCTTCAACGCCACTGCCCCCTCAGTCAGCAGACCGGTGAGCGCACGGTTGAAAGGGGCAATCGCTTCAGCCAGCTGCTGCGCTTGGTTGAAGCCTTGGACATTGCCCTCACTGCCACGCTGGATCGTGTTGATCTGGATGCCGCCTGACTGCAGCTGTGGCTTGGCAACACCAGCCACGTCCTCCTTTGCAGGAGAGATGAACGCCCCAACAGGACGGGCTGCCGGGGTCAGCTGGCCAAAGGGAAGACGCTCTGCCATGGATCAGGTGCCGGGGCCGGACTGGGACGTGGGGGTGTTGAGCTTGGTCATCGACTGCCAGGCATTGAGCCCCGTCTGCAATCCACCCAACACAGCGGTGCCGATGTTCAATGCACCAGCCGCTGCACTTGGTGGTGCGCCTGTCATCGTCGGAGCCGGCGGCATCATGATCGTCGGCAGTGGTGCATACGGTGGCAGCGGATCCATGTATGGCTGTTCCTGATAGAAGGTTTGGCTATTCCATCTGCTCAGGTATTGCGCTACCTGGCCAGCCTGTTCTCTTGTGTACTGCCTGGTGCGGATGCCTTGATTGATCTGCTGCAATGACTCGAAGTCACCCATCTGCCGGGCGTAGTCATTGATAATCCGATCAACCGACTGCCCCTCTCTCTCCATTGCCTGCACAGAACCACGGGTCTGGAGTGCGCGCCATTGGTACTGCTGCAGGGAGACGGCCTCCTGCATTGACTGTTCCTGGTAGGCGTTGGAGATGGCCTCGCTGTCCTGGATGTAGGACGACCCAGCAGCAGCCCTGGTTTGCGCCACCACCTGCGCCTGCTTGAACGCCTTCAGCGTCTCAAGGTTCCGCAGGCTGTTGGTGTACGCCTTGTTCTGGTTGTACTGGACAACCTCACCCCAGTACTTGAACTTGTTCTGGGAGTCGGTGGCCTTCTTGTTGAACTTGGCCTGCCACTTGGCGAACTGCTCATTCGCCTTCTGGAACTTGATCTGATCTTCGTACGCCTGCTGCTGCGCAGCGTTCTGCTGGCTGGCGCCGAAGATGTTCATCCCGGTGGAGATCGCCCCAATCCCCAGGCTGATCGGATCAAACACCATCAGACCAACCTCCAGAAGGGACGGAACAGCGCACCGCTCGGGCCATACGGCTGAGCTGGCCCCACCTCAAACTCCAGGAACCTCAGCCAGCGGATCGCTTGCCTGTTCTTCGCGTAGACGAAGTTGCCGATTGGTTCCCCCACTCGATCCATGCAGTGCTGCACCCATCCTCGGCCTTTTGTGCACAGGTGCAATCTTCTCTCCTTGGTGGCCGTCAGCTCTGGTGTGCCCAGCATCCAAATCCGATTGCCCACCACACCGGTCATCCCAGCTGGCACGCCGTCCTCAGTGACGATGGCTTGGCATAGCTCGCTCTCGGCCCAGCTGCCCAGCACCGCCTCAGCAGGGTTGGCACGGTGGCTCAACCACACCTCATTGGCGTCCTCATCCCTGAGGTGATGGGCCACGTAGCAGGCCATCTCATCCGTTGGGTCGGTCAGGTTCACTGCATCGCCCTCGCCCTGGTGTGGATCGTTCCCACCCATTCACAGGTGGAGAACTTGCAGGGGTGGGGCGTCATGTTCCTGATCTCCACCATGCACTGCTCACCCCTGCTCATCACTGGGATGTTGAACACGCCCTCGTAATACCGGGCCGTGTTGGTGGTGCCCGGGTCGGGGATCCCGATCTCACTGCCACGCACAGCCATGGTCGTGCCATCGAAGGTGTAGACACCCTCCGGCCGGTGCTCAGGCAGCACATGCACCTGGAAGTAGCCGGTCTCCTGATACCGCAGCTTGGCCTGCCTCACCTGGGTGCGAGCAGCGTTCGCCGCGGCCTTGCCGCTGCCAGCGGTCTGCATGTACTTGAACCGGCTGAAGCGATACCGGAACTCAAACGGCTCACCGGCGTAGACATCAGCCTTTGACCAGTCGCCACGGGCCACCACCGTGCTGCC